ATCATCCACTGCGCTCACGCCACGTGCAGGCAAGCCCAAGTCATCCATCCTCGACGCAGTACTCAACACCAATGATGTCGTCCTCGATGCCGTGGCATCTCGTTGTAACCAAGTGGGAGCTCTTGTTTCTTCTGGTGGTGTGCTTGATGCCGCTGGTCGACCTGTAGAAGAGCCGCTGTGGCGTGCGTCACTGGGCCTTGCCAAGCACTGCACGGACCCAAAGGAAGCCATCGTAAAGTTGGCTGGGCTACACAAAGACTTTGACCTCGACACCAACCTCGACAAGATCAACGGTTGGAAAGGTACAGGGCCAACAACCTGCGCGAAGTTCGAGCAGCTGTGCTCCAAGGGCTGTGAGGGATGCCCGAGTCGTGGAAAGATCACAAGCCCAGCGCAGTTGTCTGTGGTGACTGAAGTGGCCGTAGAGACTGAGGCTGGCGAAGAGATCGTGCTTACGCTGCCCAAGGGCTACGTGGTGCAGAACGGGCAGATTTACCGCGAGGTCAAGACAGAGGTCACGACGACCGATGCCAACGGCAACACCGTGGCGCAAGACGTGGTTGAGTTCGACCACGTGAGCCAGTATGAAATGCACATCACGGGCGTGTACAACGACGACGAGAGCGGCAAGTCAGCGTTCAAGCTGATGGTCAAGTACCCGATGACTGGCTGGAAAGAAAAGCCGCATGACATGTCGGTGCTGGCTTCAGTAGGCAAAGACTTCAGCGCGTTCTTGCTCAACCGCCAGATTTACGTCAAGAACATTGGCCAACAAGAAAAAGTACGGGGATTTTTAATGGATTACTTAACGATGGTGCAGCAGCAGACACCAACTGGGCAGGACTACGTGAGCTTCGGCTGGCAAGATGATGGCTCATTCATGTGTGGCCCGACACTGCTTGGCGCACAGCACGACAACATCGACACGCGCTTGCGTGGCCCAGCGAAGGCATTCGAGAATTTGATCGGCCCACACGGCTCTCGCGACGAGTGGATTCGCGGCATGGACATGCTCAACCGTCCGGGTTCAGAGACGATACGCTCCGCTGTGCTGCTGGCATTGACTGGCATCCTCGGGCCTGTGGCTGGTAACGGCACCGTCGTGGTGTCCATCTACTCAACAGAGACGACTACGGGCAAGACCCTGTCACTGATTGCCGCCAACAGCCTCATCGGCACGCCCAAGCAACTGTTCCTGAGCCAGAAGGACACGGCCAACGCCCTGTACAAGCAGCGCGGTGTGCTCAACAGCTTGCCATGTTGCATCGACGAGATGACTGCAGCTGACGACAAAGACATTGCTGACATGACGTATCAGCTGAGCATGGGCCGTGAGAAGGTGTCCATGACCAAAGATCGCGATTTACGAGACCCTGCGTCGTGGGATGGCCCCACACTGATGACAACCAACATCTCGCTGTGGCAGAAGTTCGAGGGTGCACAGGCTGGCAACGAGCCGCTCAAAGCCCGCTGCTTGGAGTTGCCACAACATGACCGCACGTTCATCGAGACCCGTGAAGACGGCAAGAGCGATGGCTATGAGTTCTTCGACATCATGGCCAAGAACAACGGCTGGGCTTTCCCAGAGCTGGTGCAGGTGGTGATCGACAAGGGCGGTCCAGAGGCTGTGTGGAAGTGGGCCGAGGCATCGTTCATGAAGACGTTCAACTTTGTGTTCGAGCCGCAGGAGCGCTTCTATCGTACGGCCATCATCTCTGCATGGGGTATGGGACGGATTGGCCAAGCCTTGGGCCTGTTCCCGTTCGATGTGCAGGGCACCATTGACCACCTGATCTCGCACATCAAGAAGACACGCCAGTTCACCATTGATCACAAGACCGATGTGTTCGACATCGTGGGCCAGTTCCTTGCAGAGCACAACGACCAGCTGGTCGAGTGCAAAGAGAAGTATGGATCAGGTGTTGAGCAGGTCACACTGCCAGCACCAGAACGCGCCGTGGCGCGGGTCAAGATCGTCTACGACGACAAGAACCCCATCATGCCGGGGAGCCAAGTGGCGATCAACGCTGAGAAGCTGCGCTCATGGCTCAAGATCAAGCGTGATGGCTTGGACCGCATCGAGCGGGAGTTGGAGAACGAGAACGCATTGCTGCGCCGCCGTGACCGCGTCACGATGTTCAAGGGCTGCCCCAAGCACGCCCCGGGCCAGATGCAGTGCATGATCGTGAACCTGAACCACCCACGGTTCGTGGACAGCCTGACGGGCACCACAGCCCGCGCACAGAGTAAGATTGCACTGGCTGTTTTGGGAGCTGCAGCATGAACGTGTATGGCACTCCTTGGGAACTAGACGAGCCCTACGAAGTTAGCATTGCCAGAATCAAAGCCCTCGCTGCAAACGCGGGGACTCCGGGTCATAACGAATATGGACAGGCATTGCACGCATGTCACGGGTACAGGCACGACGCTCACTACTGGGCATGGATTTCAAACAGGGGAAACGCATGAGTATTGATTCGATCGAGTTGTGGCACCGTAGGGGTCGTCCTGACCCCACTGCCCGGGAACTGGACATTCAGATGGGATGCCACGTGGAGGAGTTCGTGGAGATGCTGGACTGCGTGCAGTTCAACGGCGGGTGGAATAACCTGCGCTACGAGCTCAAGCTGTTGGCTGACCGACTCAAGAGCGGACAGGAGAACGTGGTCATTCATGACCGCAAAGAGATGCTGGACTCGCTGGCCGATCAGATCGTCACGTCTGTCGGTGTTGGCCACTGCGCTGGCATGAAGATGACCGATGGGGTCGATGCCGTGAACCGCAGCAACTGGTCAAAGTACGACGAGAACGGCAACCCTGTGTTCAACGAACATGGGAAAATAGCGAAGGGGCCGAACTACCGCCCTCCAGTGCTGAACAACCTTTACTGAGGAACAACCATGCCACGCGCATATAGTTTTAAGCCTGTGCGCAAAACGTGCCGTGCGTGCGGTGTAGACTTTATCGGGCATAGCAACAAGCAGTATTGCAATACGGCCTGTCGCGACAAAAGCGATGAGTATCAGCAGGTGCGACAGAAGTTGCGCAACTCAAACCTAGACTACTTCTTACGCGAAAAGATATTTTTGGCGACTAGGCGCGGCAAGCACCCTGTAGAAGTAGTCGTAGACGAACTGAAATCTTTGTGGGACAAGCAAGGAGGGTTGTGCGCTTTGTCAGGTGTGCCTATGACATACGAGAAAGGTAAAGGGCGACTGCCCACTAACCTGTCTATCGACCGCAAAGATTCTGGCTTGGGGTACACTCTAGATAATGTGCAGTTGGTTTGCTACCAAGCAAACCTTATGAAGAGCGAACTGACAACTGCCCAACTAAAGTTTTGGTGCGAAAGGATTTTGTATGCCACGCAACTACCGCGCTGAGTATGATAAGTATCAGGGCCGACCAGAGCAAATCGCCAATCGTGCGAAGCGCAACGCTGCCCGTTCTGAGATGGAGAAGAAGGGTGTGGTGTCCAAGGGTGACGGCAAAGACGTTGACCACAAGACGCCTATTGCCAAAGGCGGCGGCAACGGATCAGGCAACCTGCGTGCAGTGCCCAAGTCCGAAAACCGCTCCTTTGCCCGGACCAAGTCGGCCCGGATGAAGTGATTACTTCTTGGCCTTGGGCTTTACGCCCTTGGCCTTGTCAGCGGCCACGTACTCCTTGGCCACCTTCTTGGGGATACCCAGCTTCTTGGCGAAGGCTGGGTCATGTGCAGCAGCCCGCATAGTGCGGGCTTGCTTTTCGCTGGTGCTTGGCATTACTTCTTAGCTTTGGCGGCGCAAACGCCAGCCTTAGCGCACTTGGCTGGGCTTGGGCAACCCTTGCAAGGTTTGAATGGAGCAGCTTTTTTGCCTGCGGACTTTGCGGGGGCCTTAGCCATCATCATTTTTCCGTACATCATGGGAATCTCCAGTTGGGGGTTAGCATTTCCACGCACGCAACGACTTGTTGATGCGGCTGTTGGGGTCTTTGGCAGTTTTTTCACTGGTCAGCTTCTCCTTCATGCCCTCCATTCGAGCACAGAATGAGTCACGTCGTGGGCCACCTTCAGGTTGAGGGGCCTTGAGCCCCGGCTTGCCGGGGTTGGCTTTGTTGTAGGAGGCACGCCCCTTGGCGTTAAGACCCCCCTTGGGGTCTTTGCCTTCTTTGCGCGTCCATGCAGGTGTCTTTGCCATCATTCTTCTCCAGTTTCTTTGCCACGAATCTCGGCGATACGCTTTTCCATACGCATCATAAGCTCTTCTTCACGTTCGTAGAAGGCTTCCCAGTCAGGATTCTCAAGACGTTCCTGTTTGCGCTTGAGCTTGCCGATCTCAGTCTTGTACTCCCGCTCCACAGCCTTGGCAGCGCGGTCTTGCTCGTCGAGTGCACCTTGCACGTTGAAGTCATAGAACCGCATACCAGCAGTTCTGGCCAAGTACAGGCTGCTGTAGTTTTCGCTGCGGCCTTCGGTCGCCTCGAACGCCTTCTGTGCCTTTTCAAGCTCTCGTGCGTTGAGGAACGGCAAGTTGGGGGCAAACAGACTCTGGGTGTAGGTCAGTCGATCGCTGAGTTTTTCCCAGTCGTTGTCTGTTGGAGGTGACAAAGGCCTGCCGCTGTACGGGTCAATGCCACCGACCAGCGCGAGCGCGGACGAGATGAACGGGCCACCGGGCGAAACAAACGAAGGCCACCAGCTCAGGCCAAGGAACGCGTTTGGAACCTTGTCGCCGAAGCTGCTAGGTGTGATGTACTTGCCGATGTCGTAGTACACAGGGTTTTCGCTGTCGCCCATGAACGGCACACGGATGTGCGTGTGAGGGCCAAGGCCAAACAGCAGCTTGTTGCGAGCCCACTCTGGACCAGACTCGCGCAACTCCTCGTCATCGTCGCCTGTGATGGCTTGCGTCAATGCGTCGAGCATCCACAGACCTGCATACAGGTTGACGAGCTTCCATGGCTTGTGCACGGCCACGTTGCCGATCATCTTTGCAGCGGCGTATGGCCACGAGATGAACGGGAACGCAGTCTGACGCATGATGCGGACAGCCTTGGAGTCGATGTCGTAATCCAAGAACGCGAATCGAGCATGATCACCAGCGAGGCGGTATGCCTCAGCGTCGATGGTTTTGCCAGCCTGTGCCTGCTGGCCGAGGTTGTTGAGCATCGACGCAACGCGGAACACGTTATCCTGCATGGCGTACCAGTCACCGAGCAGTTGGTCTGTGCGCTCAGCCGCGTCAGCACCTTTGCCAGCGTACTTCTTGATGGCCTCGATGCGGTCTTTCTCCATCTTGGCAAACTGCATGATGCGCTCGGCCACGCCTTGCTCTTTGTCGCCGATGGTGCTGCGCATGGAGTCGTAGATCGACTGCTTGAGTTCGCTAGAGGAGAAGTCGCCCAGCAAAGCGTTTGTCTTCATGATCTCCAGCATCAACTGCTGCTGCTCACGTGTGAGTGAAATGCCCAGCTTAGCAGCCGTGGCAGGTGGCAGCATATACCCAACGTACAACTTGGTCGCGTAGCCGAGCGTTGGCAGCGGGATGTCATCCATCATTGCCATGGTGAAGTTGGACGCGACGTTGGTGCCCCATGTTGCTGGGTTGTACACCGTCTTGGCTTTCTTGAACCAGCGCATTGTGCCGTTGTAAACAGCCGAGTTCACCAGAGGTCTGCGGTCGCTCATGTCTTCGATGGCGCTCCACACAGAACCGTTGACGATCTTGCCAGCCAGCGCACCGTATGTAGGAGAATTCGGCAACTGCACCCACTGATTGCGGTTGCGGTACAGACCTTTGACAGTCTCAGACTTGGCTTCGTTGTCTGTCAGCTTCACGATCTGGTTTTGCTTGATGCGCGTTGTCCACGATGCCTCGTCTTTATTCAACTCATACTTGTCGCCCTTGTACTCACCGTTAAGCATGGCGTTCAGGTCATCCAAAGAGTCGAATGCTGTGGCGTTGGGTGTGCCAGTCTCGTACGAAGCGAGAGCTTCTGTCAAGCGGTTTGCAGAGTAGCTGTTGGCCAAGATAGCCATGGTGTTCTGCAGCGCGTGGCCAAGGTCACGGCCTTTCTTCGTCATCAGAGCTTGCTTGGCGTCAAGGCGTGCAGTGAAGCGGAAACCGCCCTTGTCTTTCTCAGCCAAGTCCCACAGGTAGTTGCGGTCTGGGATGAGCTGAACGCCTGCTGCGTTTTGGCGTGGCTTGCCGTCTTGTGTCAGCAGGTCGGCAGAGATGAACTCGTCGGGCTTAAGCTCGGCGAGAATCTGCGATGCTGCAGTGGTGGAGCCTGCGTTGTCCAGACGCTTCTTGAGCGCTGGTGTCAGCAGGAACATACCAACAAACTTGTCAGTGAGCAGAGCATCACCATTGGCGTCAGTGCGGAACATGATGGCGTCTGCATTGACTTCGTCTTTGGTGCGGGTAGAAATCAGCTCACTGATGTTGCGAACGCCAAACGATGGGCTTGCAAGCTGGTCGACGCTCTCGGCAAATGCCAAGCCTTGGGAGAACTTCACGCCACCTGTCCAGCGGCCACCGGGCTGCTCCAGACCGGCGTAGGCATTGCGTTGCTTTGGATCGCGCAGGGCTCTGGCGTACTCCCACCACTTAGTGATGGTCGCGTCTGCGAGGTCTTTCATCTGCGGGTCATTGATCGGGAATGTCGGCGCAGCCCCTTGCTTGCGCAACTGAGCCAACTTGGCGTCCATGTACTCCAGCACAGCGACGGATTGCTGTGGGGGCAGGTCTGTGAAGTATTGCGCGATCTGGTTGTAGATCATCGAGCCGCCACGGCGATCGTCCTTGGCACGTACAAGCGCGTCTTTCACACCAGACTGCAAGCCGAAGTGCGAGTTGACCCATGACGCGACTGTTGCCGCACCGGGGTGGTTCTTTTGCACGTAGTCAGAAATCTTCTTAGACGCGCCTTCCAGCTTGCCGGGTACGCTGGCCCAGCCAAGCGTGTCGAACAAAAACTTGAAGGAGACTTGCTCAGGCAACAAAGTCTTGCTCAGCTTCTTGAGCTGCTCTTCGGTCACAGGATTCTGAAACTGCTCAGTGATGGCGTCAGTTTCTTTGCTTGGCAATGATGTGCCGGGAACGACGGTAGTTTTGCCGTAGGAGGTAACATCGGCTTTCAGGATGTTGCCGGACGCGGGGTCGAATGTGCCCTTGTTGCCAATAGCAGACTTTACTTGTGCAGCGTCAAACACGACAATTTCTTTGCCATCAGCGTAAATGATACCGTCGTAGCCTTTTTTACGCAGTTCTTCCGCGAACTCAGGCCGGATTACAGCCCCCCGTGTGTCGCCTTCCTTGAGGTATAGTGGGTTTTCGATACGCAAATACACAGGCATAACACGTGCATCAGGTGCTACAGAGCGGTTGTTTTCGCTACGAATCGCAGGAGCAATAGCGTACGTGCTGGCGTCCTCGGGTCGTGCCGAAAAGTAGAAGCCTTTTAGATTTTTCGCTGGCAATAGATTTTTTTCGACATTTTCATCAAAAGTGTCAAAGTCGCGGGTCGTGCCGTGGTACACAACTAATGGACGCCCTTGGCGATCTACGACTTCGCTGTCACCAAACCACTTCCAAAAATTGCGTGTGGCTACGTCAGACGACGCAAGAGGTTGCCCATTGCTATTAACAGATGAGGTAGCTACACCTAACTTACGAAGAGCTCCGCGAACACGCGCCACTAGTCCATTAGACTGCGCAGCAGCCTGCAGTACGTTGCCCTTCTTTGGCGCTGTTTCCTGCGTGGCTGCGCGAGCGGACTCAAGCAACTGAATTGTGTTCTCGATCACATCGCTGGCAACAGACTGGTTGACGCCCAGCATGCGGCGCACAAGGGCGTTTATGGCGTCCATGACATCGTTGGCGAACTTCACGAATGTGCGTGGGGCGTTGCTCTCCATACCTTGCAGTGCGCGACGGAAGTCGTTGAGCGTGTTGCCGTAGGAGATGAGTTCCAGCACAGCATCGAGTTCAGCGGTCTTGCTCTTGCCAGCGAGAATCTTTTTGAGCACTGCTTGGACTTCAGCAGCCTTGGGTGGCAGCTTGGCTGTGTCGAAGTTCACCACACGTTGCAAAGCTGCTTTGAGGGCAACCACTTGGGCGGCGTTCGGGTTTGTATATACAAACCACTGGAGCGCACCGTGCAGGGCTTCGTGCAGCGCGACTTCTTTGCTGCTGGTCTCGTTGATCGTGATGGTGTTTGTCTTGGGGTCGTATTGCGACGTGCCTTCTTTGACAAACTTGATCTTGATGGGGGCTTTGCCTGCCACAGCCAACTTGATGGCTTGGGCAAGCGTCTTTTCAAACGGCGTGCCGACAGTGCGGATGTAGTTCAGGATGCCGTTGAGGCCTGTTTGTGCCTCGCCTTTACCCAAGACCTTATAGCCCTCAGTTGCGGCGGTCACAAGCTGTGGAGCTGCGCCTTTGGCTGTAGCTTCGCGAGACTGGCGAACTTCAGCAGGGCTCACGTCGAGCAAGTCAGGCTCACTGATGAAAGTCTCACGCTTGGCTGCAGCCCATGCACGGGACAACAATATGTCGTTCTGGACAACTTTTTCGTCGCTGCGCTTTTCTTTCTGTGCACGGTCCTTCACGAACCGAACAATGGCTTCGACATCTTTGGCGTTGCCATCAACAGCTTCACCGAGTTTAGCCAGAGTAGATTGCACGGCGCGTGCGTTTGCTCGCAGTACTTCGGCGCGGTTAGCCATTACAGCGTCTGCTGTTGTGTCACGTTTGATGGTTTCACCACTTCGCACGAGGTTCTGGCTTGAGTATGTCTCGTAGGCGTCAGCAAAGGCTTTGGCTGCTGCTGCAATGCGCTTGACCTTGTCCTTGTACTTCTCAGTCAGGGCGACATCCTTTTCGACCGACTTGGGCTTGCGCACCATGACTGCGCCTTTAGGGTTCAGGATGGCATTGCGGATGGCTGCATACACTTGCGTGGGCATCGAGGGGCGACCGGGGGCCTTCTTGGCTTGGCCAGTAACACCAGCAAACAGCTTATCCCCACCAGTGTCTTCCTCAGCTTCAATAGCCTTGAGCACACGGTCAATCTCGTTGTCTTCCTTGATAGCCTCGGATACGTTGGCCAGCGGCTTGGTGGCTTCCTCAGTTACGGCTGCGGCTGCAGGGGCTGCTGGTGCTTTCGTTCGTTGCGTTTTTGCTTTGACGGCTTGAGGGGCTTGAGTGCCACTGGGTGCTCCGGTAGTTACGGTAGAAGAAACGCCTGCTGCAGGTTGTGCAGCAGGCAAAGCGGCGGCAACTGCAGTTGGTGCGCCGAGAGGAGTAACGGGGGCTGCTGGGGCTGGGCGTGGGCCGACGAACGTGCCGACTTGCTGCAGGGGTTGTGCCACTTGGAAGACACCGGGGCGAACAGCTTCAATGCCTTCGACACCTTCGACAGGTGCAGGAGCCTGCGTGCGTGGCATCTCGCGCCCTGCGGGAGCTGGGGCTTGGTATCCGGCCAAGCCGTCAGGGATGTTGGTCTGGACTTGCGTCAACCCACCTGCGAGGTTGAGTTCCTGCACAGGTTGAGTTGTGGTCAATGCGGATTGGCGCTGCAGACCGAACGGCTGTGTCAGGTCTGTCTCTGCACCGGGCTCTTGGAGCGCGGCGACGTAGCGGCCAATGGTCTCATTTGCATCTGTCAGCAAGGCATCGCGCTGCTCAGCGGGTGTGTCGGTAGCCTGCAGTGTCTCCAGAGTGCCGAACAGTTTGACCCTGTCGGGCTCAGACATAACGGAGGACAACTCAGGGTCACGCAGCGCGTAAGCAATGTCAGAGTACGGTGTCTCAGTCAGAGCGTCAAGCGTCTCTTCCTCTTTTTGCTGCACAGTAGCAATGTTGGCCGCTTCTTCACGCAGCTGGCGCTGCAGCCACTCTTCTGTATTTTGCTCAGGCACGCCCTGCTGGCGTGCAGCTTCCATCACTTCGAGGCGTGCAGCTTCGCGGACTTCTGGTGCAGTGTCTTCGCCATACAGAGCCTGTGTGAGACGCTCAGCGTTACGCGAACGAGAGACAGCACCGCCAAGGCCCAAGGGCGACAGCAGCAGCGTCAAGCCAAAGCCACCCAGAGCGGACTGCTTGGCCATCTCGCCAAGGTCTTCGGGGGCGGCACCATAGGCTCGCTCCACCAAGGAACTGCCTACGTCTTGGGCCACTTCGGTACCCGGCTGCACGACCAAGTTGGTGGCCATTCCTTTGGCGAACGGTTTGGCAACAGCGGTTTCAGTCAACGCACCGGCAATGCCAGCGGTTGTCTTGGGGGCAGCGCCCAGTGCAGTAGCCAGCGGACGGGCAGCGCGGAGGCCGACAGCCGTGGCAACACCTTCCAGCGGGCCTTGGATCATGCCAACACGGCGAGCTGCGTCAATGGCATCTTGCTCAGTTGCGCCTTGGGAGATCAGCTTGTCGTAGGTCTCTTGTGCTGACGATGTGCCGAACAGCGTAGCAGCCGCCAATGGCGCAGCGACTTGGCCACCGGGGACAAATGCCAGCGGCAATGTAGCAGCAACAGGTGCAAGGCCACGAGCACCAAGGACGCCAGCTTGGCCGAGCAAGCCACGGCCACGCATATCGGGGACATACTCAGGAGCACGCGCCTCAGCAGATGCAGCCATCTCGCGGCCAAACTCGGGGGCAATACCTGTGTACTGCAGGCCTTGGCCGACCATCTTCGGCAGATCAACAACAGCGCCACCGAGGGCTTGACGCCCCATCTCAGCAGCAGTTCCGCGAGCTTTCAGGCCAAGGTAGTCGGCTGTTTCTTCAAAAGACTTGCCAATACGTTGGCTGTAGTCGCGGACGAGGGCATCATCCGCCAACCCTTTCATGTCCTGCGGTACAGCGTTGCGTAGGTCTTCGAGGGTGTAGATAGCCATTTTTACTCCGTGTTCAGCGACGTGGCAGCAAATCTTCGTACCATGCTCGCTGAAGTCCAGTGCCACTAGGGAACTGATAACCCAGCTTGTTGAGCTGCGAGATCGACATCACTTGTGTCGTGCCGTCTGGCAATTGTACGTTGTAGCCTGTGTTTCCGGCACGGTTTAGTATCTTCGTATTTTCTGTGCTCAGTGCCATCGGAGCAGGAGCGGCAGCAGGGGCAGCAGGGGCAGCAGGAGTTGGAGCGCGAGTAGTGTCCACGCCCTGCTGTGATGCAGCGTACGGGTTCGAGCCCACACCAGTTTGCGGGCCAGCAGCAGCGCGATTGATAAACTCTGTGACCCCAAGTCGTGCAGCGTAAGCGTCTTTCTGCCCTTGCGGCAGCTTAGCGTTACGTGGGTCTTTCTCCCAGTCGCGGTACGCACGCAAGTTCTCTTTATCGAGATCATCCATTTTGACAGGGCCAGCGGTTTTAGGGGCTGCGCCAAGCGACACCTGACCACCGGCTTTTACGTTGAGCAGGTTGAACTGCTTAATGAGACCTTGACCTTTTGGACCAGCTTGCTCTTCCGGTGTGAGCGCTTCAAATTTATCAACAATGTCTGCACGTTCGGTTGCGTTTTTACTGCCCTCTTTGATTTGCCCGATCTGAGCATTACGCAACCCAACTGTAGCATTAGACGCATTAGTAGTCGCTTCAGAAGCCTTAATAGCAGCCGCACCCTTTGCAAGGTTCTGCATCTGGATAGCGGTTTCAAACGGTTTGCCCTGTGCGGTGTTGATGTAGAACGCACCAGCTTGTTGCAGAGGAGAAATGCCGTCAGCGCCAGTGAACACTGGGCTCATGGGCTTGTTGCCGTACATGACCTGCACGCCGCCCTTGACTTGCATCAGCTTGGGGGTGATGTTGTCCTCTTTGTTCGGGTCAGCAAACGACCCCAACAACTTGTTGAACGATGCTTCACCGCCCAGCACAGCTTCATTGATCTGGTTCACCAGTTGGTCTGTCTTCTGCTTCGCGATCTTGTCGGTAATACCCAGCACGTTGGCAGTGGTGGACAAGAGCGTGTCGTAGTTGCCCTTGAACTTTGTCTGTGCTTCAGCGATCAGAGTCATGTCTGCAGTGCGGCCTGAGCTGATCTGCTCGGCCATCCACTGGGCAGCGTTATTGGTGTTTTGCTTCTGCTCGTAATCGGCTTTGGTGCGAGCGTCGGCTTCCCGAGCACGTGCATCCTGTTCCTCTTGGCGACTGACGTCGTACGCCTTCAGGCGATACTGCTCGGCCTGATCTGTCAACCCGTTGCGTGCGTAGATGTCAGCCTGACGGGCAAGCTGCTGCGACATGGGGATCGGGCGTGTAAGCCCTTGTGTGGGGACGCCTTGAGCAGTCGCTGCTCGCTCGGCAGCGGGAGCGCCGCCTGTGGCGTACGCAGAGCGCACGGCCTGAGTCTGATCAGGTGTGTATCCACGAGCAAACCCAGTGCCCGGTGGTGGCGCTGCAGGGGCGGCAGGCTGAGGACGCACCAAGCCTTGAGGCTGGATGCTCGTGTAGTCATCTTCTGTGCCATACGCGCCAGTACCGAGTGCGGGAGCGGCAGGGGCGGCAGGAGCTTCGGGGGTGTACACACGTGGCTGCTCTGGGAGTTCTGCAAGGCTGGTGGTACCAGCTGCAGCGATTTCCTCAGCAGCGCGACGCTTGCGTGTTTTCTCTTCGGTTTGGTTGTACGTGTCCAACCAGCTTTTGGCGAGTCGTGTTCCAGACTCCATGCCCTGTGCGAATGCGCTTGCCATATCAGTACTCCTTATTTTCTGCCGAGGTAGCCAGCGCCCAAAGTTCCGGCCATGCCGAGCAGAGAGCCAGTCATGCCTGCTTGTTCCTGCATTGCAGCGGAGGCAAGGCTTGTCGCGCCGCCGTACAGTGAGCTGTACCCAGAAATTTGTTGTCCTGCGCCAGTGGTCATAACGCCAGCTGCGCGGTTTGCGCCTGCGGAGTACTGAGCACCCGGTGCCATGGCAGAGTTCAAGCCAGCGGTGCCAGCGGTTGTTGCTGCACCGTACGCTGCAGTAGACGCTCCAGCCAGACCACGGCCAAGACCTGTGACATCCAGCTTGCGGGCGTAGCCGAGCTGCTCAGCCTGATTGCGTGCACCTGTAGCCGCGCCTGCGCGGGCAGAAGCCAGCGCCAAGGCGTTCTGGTTGTTCATGGCCAAGGCGTTGCCTGAGCCGGGGCCAACACCACGACGAGCTTGATCACGAGTGGTCATGCCCTGCGCCACACCGAATGCACGCGAAACGTCTGCCGCAGCCTGCGAGGCCAGCTGCTCACGGTAAGCCTCAGTGTCAAACTGTTGGACTTGTGAAACCAGACCCTGCTCAAGCGGGCGGAACGTATTAGTCTGGTAGTTGTAGTAGTCACGACCCTGCCGCATTTGCTCGTCTTGCGCCGCAACCTGTGATGCAGAAACACGTTCCGCCAACGGCTTCATCTCAGCGTACTGCTGTTTCTCGAAAGCCAGTTGATCTTGACCCAAGTTATACGACAACTTAGCTGCGTAGTCAGACGACGAGGCCAAACCAGCAGCGGCGCGTTCTTGTGCAGCCTGAGCTTCAGCGGCGTTTTCGCGCCCCTCTTGCATCATCAAGCCACCAGCCACGCCAGCCACGCCAGCACCAATAAGCGCAGCTCCGCCAAGTCCCATAGCAAGACCGCCACCGACAGCAATTGCACCAACAACAGCACTCATAATCAGCTCCCCAACCCTTGGATAAGGGTCAATGTATCACCGTAATTGGTGGTAAGTTCCTCGTCAGGCTCGATCTCGCGACCTGCCACAAGCCACAGTGCACCATCGACGACAGAAAAATTGCAGTTGGGCGTGGGCGAATGGTTGGAATACCTGCCAGCCAGAGACCGTTTTCCGTCCACAAGCGCGACGCAGATTTTCTCACCTGCGCTGAACCCGCGCAAGGAAAACAAGCCTGACCCTTCAATAGCGGACTCGCGCACCTCAACGCCGTCTAGTGGAGTTCTGTCCAGCGTAGACTCGTCGACGGACACGGTACGTACAGTATCTTCAGCCAGCCCGAACGCAGCAATGGTGTCTTTGAAGCTGGCGTGGGCAACAAGTTTCTCGTATTCAGCGAATGTGTTCACCGTGATGGCATCAATGATCTGGTCAGGCTCAAGGCCCAAGTCAGGGTGCACATTGATCCAGATCGAATCTTCGTTGGCGTACGCTAACTTCTTCGTGCCAGCGGGGGACGAAAACATGGCCGGAGCCTTGATGCGCTTAGGTCCGTCTGCCGTCATGAATGTGAGGTCGCCCTGCATGCAGATATTCAGGTGCTCAGTCATGTGCAACTTGCCCACCAGCAAAGTCCCCTTGGGGATGAACAGCTCGCGGGCGTAGACGCCGCCAGAGAACACGTTGCGCACGGGCGTGTCAGCTTGTGGCTGCTGCAGCATAAGCGCCTGCAAGGCGTCGATCTTGTTGCGCAGCTTAGCCTCGCGGATGACCAGCTCTGGGCCGTTGATCGGCTCGAACAAGTCAATGGGGAATCCTTCCGGCACCCCATCAGGGTAGCAGGAGTCCACTGCCGACTGCTCTACGAGTTCAAGTTCCATAGTGCGTATTATGGCCGATCTACTGCAATCTATCCACAACGGCGTTGAGCTGGGCAATCACTTCAGCCAGTGTGGCGGTGGCGGGTAGCGGCTGAATTCGGCTTACGTTCCTAGCCTGCCCCGTAATTACGTCCAAGTTTTGCTTTATGGACGACAGAGCCAAGTCAAGGTCGTTTTTGCCGGTCATGACGGCTGGGATAGCTGCTTTTGCCATTAGGACGCCTGCGCCAGTTCTTGGGTGGACGTTGCAATTGCAACGGAGTACACCTTGATGGAAGTGCTGAGACCTACGTTGTACACCTCAGTCATATACCCAGAGGGCAGCCTGAACGGTCTGGACGACGTAACCTCTTTTGTGTAGACCGGAGCACCGTTCGAGTACAGCGTAAACTGAACTCGCTTTTGGACGTCTGGCTGCACGTCGATGATACTGCTACCGTTGATCTCGTAAGTCAGAATCTCGGCCCCGTTCAAGTGGCCAGCGACAGCATCTGGGCCTTGCGCGATTATGGCTTCGTTCGCCTCGATCAGGGAGTAGTCGATGGGCACAACGGCAGCGAACTCAGCGTGTACCTGAGCTACAGCCATACACACGGGGGATGGGAGCTGCATGGTGCTGCTGGTCCAGTCACTCTCATAGGAGCGCCCCGGGTAAGAATCCCACGAGTACAACTTTTCGCCCTTTGCGGCGTACAACTTCCCGTCGTAGTCGTTACGGTACAGAGCATCTGGGCTCTCGTCGATCTCGATGATGCTGTCAGGCTCGCCCATATTCAGAACCAGCACGCGGCGGGTGGACCCTGCAGTGTAGGCAGCGTAGTACTGGCCGTCGTGGAAGGCAGCGACGAACGACGTGGGGTTAAGCTGCGACCACTCTTCCTCACGGAACAACTTGCTGGTGACGCGGTTTACAGCGCCGGGGGACACAACCCACAGACCGTCAAAACTCGGGTAAACGGCTTCACTGCCGATGTCAACAACTCCGCGAGCCGACACGCAAGGGGCGTAGGTCTCCAGAGTCGTGGCCGACATAGTGTCGGGGTCTGAGCCGGTAAACAGCACGGGGTAGGTGTCGGTCAACACAATCACAGAGTTACTCGCAACCACCGCAGCAACACCCACGCCAGCGAACGCATAGCGGTTACGCACTGGCCAAGAGTACGGCATGTAGGGGTCGCTGAAGCACAGCTCGTTACCTGCAAGGCCAGCCAAGCAGCCGTTGGGCAAGCTGATTAGGCTGACCAAGTTCTTCGGAGGTGTTGACGAGTCAGCGGTTGGCAGCACTTCACCGAGGTCCGCAGCTACAGCAGTGTCTACGTACGACGTGGCGGTCGTGGTTGTCTCGCCCACAAACAGGAAGTCACCAGATGTGCCGACTGTGCGGTAAATGCGGTACTTGTAGTTTGCAGTATCGTACGTGGCCGTGCGAGCCACAGTACCTCCGCTAGAGTATGTCTGCGCAGTAACAAGCGAAACAGTGAACTGCCTTGTGGCTGCATTAACGCTGACAATTCTGAATGTGCCGTTCAACGACGTCATCCCTGTGACACCGGAGATCGTGATCTGCTCGTACTGGTCCAGCGAAAAGTCGCCCACTGTGAGCGTGACCGTGACAATGCCGGGAGATGTCGTAGCTGCCGTACTAACCGAAAACGAGTTGGATGGCTTAGCCGGAAGTGTGGAGATCGTCCAAGTACCGTTGTGGTTGCCGGAAACTAAGTCCGTTGGAGGGCTGGGTGGAGACTCCTGCCCGAAGTTATCCACGAACGTGACTACGTACGACCGGCTCTCTAGGGGGCTCCCACCACCAGTGACTGTGGGATTGCTTGGAGCCAATGCAGATTGACGAATGCCCAGCGCTAGAAACTCTGTTGGGTACGGCAGGTTTTGGATCGCCAGAGCATAGCTGGACATCCTCGGAGAAAAGGATTCGCTTGCAAAGTAGAAACGGCCATAGACGTCGTTGGAGTTTGGCGACGGGACGACACTAACTACTTCAGGCCAAGACAACCAGTTGTTCTCGTACAACCCATCCACAAACGCCCGGTACCGGTATATCGTGGTGATCTGCCCCTCAGCGTCAAACACCTGACTGAGACCAGCAAGGGGTTCCAATTTGCCAGACGTAATCTTGCAGTTCAGTGCGCGGGTAGCGTAGTTAGGCTGGAGAAGCCGATCGCTTACGCGAGGGACTTGGCCACGAAACGCCTTGATGTTTACAGCTGTCATATTGTTGACCTCAACTTTTACCCTCTGCAAAGACGTTCACAAACACTGTGCCGTCTTCGAGCGCTTCGATTTCATGCCACTCATCAGCGACGAGGTTTACCGGTTGCGTGTTTTTGGTCATCACCAAACTGCGGCGCTCGTTGCTGACTCTTATGGAGCCAGCGTGACACACGGTTAAGTGCGAAAAAACATGACTGTGTTTGGGTAGCCCCTCGCCCGCTTCTACATGGTAGACGTTCAGCGTTGTGCCGTCTTGCGTTACGGCAAAGCGGGGGACTGCCGTTTTCACAATGTTTGAGCTCCGGTCACATCTGGCTGTACTGGCTCTGGTGGTGCAACGTACTCAGCAATCGGGCCATACTTACCGGCAACAATGTCCTCAAAAATTGCGCGGCCATGAGGCTCGACGTCATTTGGAGAAGCCGTAAACGGCAACACTTCGTCGCCAAACTGGCTGGTCGTGATCTCGCAATTGATGGCTGTATGCTCGGCATCAGCCCACACTGGGTTTTCGAGAGATGTCAGTTCTGCTTGCATGATGATCCTCAAGAAATTCTCAAAAATGTAGATGGGTATACGACAACAAAATAAGCGCCGCAACTACCCGCTTGATATGTTTGAAAGCCATTTCCAACTGCCATACACCTCCATGTCCCTGCTCCACCCGGAAACAAAGTGCTGCCAGATGCGGTGGCACCGGGCGAATGGCTAGTTCCAGACACCACAGTGCCGTATGTACCAACTACGCCAGCCGATGCGCCAGCAGTTGCGCTAAGCACGTTTGCTGTAGTTGCACTGACAACGCTAACAGCGCCTGTAGCGCCGTTGACGCTAGTGACCCCGCCGTTGCCCGCTGTAGTTGCGTAGGTCGCAGTGCTTGCAGAAGTCGCAGTTGTCGCCGAGGTCGCAGTTGTCGCCGAGGTTGCGGTTGTGGCAGAGCCAGCAGTTGTGGCGTACGTGGCTGTGGCGGCATTGCCGCTGGTGCTCTGATTACCTGCAGTGTTGACGCCGGGGAGGTTGATGTTGGCAGTACCATCAAAACTCACCCCGCCGATATTTCTGGCAGTTTTCAGCTTAACAGCGTCTCTAGCCGTACCTTCCATCTGCTGCAGGAATGTCTGCGTAGACGTCCATGTGTTGGCACTTTCGGATAGCCCAGCTGAAACCTCAATATCCAACGCTGTCAGGCGAAGACCAATCACAGTGCCAGCTGGGAAAGAAATAGCGGTTGTGTCTTCTTGGCCTCGCAGCACGTTTGACATAATGGCAGAGCCGGCGGCGCGAGTACGCACGTACACGATTTCGACGTTGCCAAGCGAGTCCTGCAGCGTGGCCTTAAACCAGTTGCTGGCCGTAGGTATGGTCGCCAAGTTGGCGTTGGCTACAGGAAACAGGTCGGCTTTAGCGGACTCAACGACAATTGAGGTGGCCGAGTCTGAGATGCCTGCTGTAAGCAGCGCTCTGGCGTTATTCGCAAATTTCTGAGGCATTGCCTGCTCCTTGTGTGCTGGGCACTATTGTAATGGGCATGGCGCGAAGCGCCAATAGCTTACGCGTAGGCTGACCCGCCAGCGCTCAGGAGCGCAAGTGCTTGGTTGGTGTGCAAGATACGGTCGTTCAGGCCGATGGTTCCGCCGTTGATTTTCTTGGTCATACCATCGATGTCACCAGCGTCTGCAAAGGCGTTGAGTTTTCCACGGTTCCAGAACCAGCCAGCGGTGAGCGCGGCGTACTTGGGCTGGCTCACAAGTTCAGGAGAATTTAGCAGGTCAGCACCCAAGGCGTCCCCAGCTTGGGTGTAATTCGCCTTTCCAGTCAGCTGGATAAGACCTCGGCCCTTGTACTTGGCCCCATCGCCGAACTCCGTGTTCCCGAGGTTTTTAAGGCCGAAAGCACCGCCGTAGATCACGTTGGCGATACCGTCTTGGTCAGCCTTTTGCTTGATGTCGTCACGGCGACCCAAGCGCATGCAGTCGGCTTCACTGATGCGCGAGCGACCAAACAGCTTCATCAAGGCCTCAGCCTTGTAGTTCAGGTTCTCCTGCAACACTTTAAAGTTGCCGGACTCGTGGGCGCACTGACCGATAAACGCTGCCATGCGCTCAGGGGTGTTGATCTCGTAGCGGGCGAATACCTCGTTGAGGGGGTCCAGCCAGTCAGCAAACAGGCCCAGCTTTTCAACTTGTTCAGCTGTAATCATTTGGTTTCCTTATCTTGTTTGTTGGACTTCATGTCCATGATCTTCTCAAGGGTGCGGCCACCGAAGTAGAAGGACATGACCAGCATGCCCCACTGGCCCAGCAGCTCAACGTAGCTGCGGTTGGTGTCGTAGTCGAACGCGCTCATCATGGCAAATGTGAAATAGCCTCCCAGAATCAACAGGAGGGTCATAGGGCGAATGTTTTTGGACAGCCAAGAGTCAGATGACATATCTGCTTTTAAGCGGTCTGTGAGGTTGTTTTGCTCAGTCTCAAACAACTTGGTGTCGTTAGCCATCTTTGCAAGCTCACCGTCTTGAGCCATCTTTGCCAACTCCATCTGTGCTTTGGCTTTGGCCTCTGGATCAGGTACTAGCTTGTCAATCAGCTTGCCACCCACTTCAAGTAATGCGGTCAATGGAAACATCAGTTACCCCTTTTGGTTAGCATAGCGCTGGCAATCTCCAGCATGAATTTTATCTGCTCAAGGTTCTCGGGCTGCTGCGCCCATCCTACGGTGATCTGGCCCACGAACCGGTGTGAGTCTGGTGGCACGCTCACACGGCAGGTAAACCCCACCCCCTTCTCGATGTACCAAAGTCCCACCTCGGACTGGGCGTATCGGTACTCGGAGCAGGGAATCTCGTTGGTCATCAGCTTGATGACGTCGGCATTGTTGGCCGAGTTCTGGCTGAAGAGACCAACGTCAATGTCTTCAACGGACTTGTCCCGCCCGTCCTTGGTATATGCCCGGTACAGCACCCGGCTGCCAAACAGTGGGTTGACCTTGAAGATGGCTACCACGGTCGCGCCAGTCTTCTTGAACAGCATCGAGCTGGCGTCATCTGCGCGGCCAGTGTTGATCTCGGGCAGCTTCTTGGACTCCTTGTAGGCGTCAAACATGAATTCTTGGTTCTGCCACAGGAAGTAGCCAGAGAAGGCCACCACGCCCATGATGAGGATGGCAAACAGCTTGAACGGCGAGTCCACATACCCGAGCACCTTGTCGAGTGTGGAGTTGGCGTTCAGCTTCTCGTCGCTCATCTTAGGTGCAGCATGTACAAGACGATGCCGTAAATAATCAGTCCAGCAAGGACAACTGCCGCCATGCCCATAGCGATGTACTCGGTCAGCCTTGCAAGGTTCTCCTTGCGCCGGATGGCTTCACGGGCGGCAGCTTCTTTGGCCTCTCTGCGCTTACGGGCAGCCATGGCTTGGAACTTGACCCAGTCGTCCCACATGCCCGGACGGCCAGCGTAGACCATGCGCTCACGCAGTTCTTCTTCCTGCTGCTTGAGTCGCTCCAGCGCCATGAACTCTTCCATGTCGGAGCCGCCACCCTTCTTGGTGGCCTTCTCTTGAATCTTGGCTTTGTTGTCGAAGTAATCGAAGACCCGAGAGCCGAGCTGGTGCAGCTCCTTGCCGTTAGCCAGAGCGCCTTTGATGACTGCAAACGCAGCGTTGGCCGCAGCAATTTCTGCAATCATCTCAACACCTCAACTACAATTTTTACCGTCCAAACGACAATGCAGACAATCAGAATCGCCGCGACCAGAGCCTCGGCGAAGTCTCTCATGACTTATCGGCCTTGCCGTCCAGCTTGTCAAAAATTTGCTTGACCATCGACTTGATCTCAGCGATGTCTGAGCGGTAGTCGTCCTTGGCCACGTAGGTGTGCGGAAGCTCGTTGACCTTGTCTTCCAGCCGCTGGATCGTGCGCGTCAGGTTGTTGATGACATAGATCGCCAAGAACCCGGCTACGGATACGACGAGGTTGAAGAGCTGTTGGTTGTCCATGTCACGACTCGGCTGAAAGAAGTTGGCTGATTTTACTCGGGTTGTGGATCGGCGAGCAATGAATTGTTTTCAGGATAGGCATCAAGCGCAAAAGAAAGCTGGCCTGTGTAGGGAACTGTACCGGCACGAGCCTCGTCCATAGACAAACACATGTCGTGGTGCTCCATCATTCGATCCATCCAATCCTGACCGCCTTGAGACGCTACGGCCCATGCAATCAGTTGTTCTTTTGTAAGCTGCTCGACTGGTGTAAATTGAGAAAGATCGTCTACTGGCAAAATAGAATGCGCGACTGAAATCGACTCAAAACCACTACGAGTTGCAATCATAAGCCACTGTACGCCGGATACAACGTGCTGGTGTCCGTGCTTTTCTGGGTGGGTGTCGATCTGAACGACTTTGTACTGAATGTTCATGGATTTCGTGCTCCTAAAAGTTGGCTGAGTGAAATAGTTCCGCTGCCCGGGACACCGGTGTTGATGGAAATTGTTGATGGGTATTGCCTGCTTACTTGGTAGCGATTTTGCCCAAAAAAGCTAGTTACAAATGCCCCCCTGAAATATGTAGTAGAGCCAACTGCAATACTTGTTGCGCCGCTGTGACTAGATGTGCTGTAAACCAAAGTGCCAGCCCAGTAGACATCGAGGAAACTTGAAAACGTATACCATTCATATACGCTTTGTTGGTAAAACGGTCCTTCCGTGACAGTTGTCGTTCCCGTTGTCGGAACATAAGGGCCTCCACGGTAATACTCACTCATGGAAATGGGGTTAGCGCCGCCAAGTGCAGCTTGGACGTTGGCTAAGTTGTAAGCTGTGACGGTTCCCATTTACAACCCCAACAGGGCTTCTAATTTAGCAATCCGCGCATCCTGCTCAACAACTCGTTTTGCAAGCTCAACAGCAGATACTAGGGCGGCGTTACCGTAAGCGAGGGTCAGTGTTTTTTCGTCATCTGCACCCACCGTAACAACTTCGCTCAAAAGCTTTCGCCAGTCTTGGGCAGACGAGCCTGCTTGTCTTTCTCCGCTGTCGATACGGGTATAAGTACCGCTTTTGACGGTGGAAAGACGTTCAACAAAGTCAGATGGTAGCGCAGTCCAATCTTTTTTCAGGCGCTCGTCTGAGTATGCAGAGACGTTTCCAGCGGCTACCATATCCCCGTTTGGGGCTGAGTACCAAGACCATGCTCCACGACTCCAACCGCCAAGTCCAAAGTATCCGTCAGCGCGCAAATGCATGTGAATTGCATATGATCCTGTACAGTGGAATCCAATAGCAGCTACGTTTGCATCACCAGTGCCACCGTTGTTTTTGAACTCCGCACTTACGACGCCGCCCGACGTGGTCGAGCCCGCTACAGCCGCACTTGTCCATTTGGCATTTGCGCTGTTGCAGTTTGTCGCTGTTGCCGCGTTGCCGCTTGTGTTGACGTTAATGGTAGACGGCAAACTCAGAGTAACTGCGCCCGTGGAAGCAGATGCAGTAATTTGGTTGGCTGTCCCTGTAATCGAAGAAACTCCGCCTCCAGCACCGCTTGAAGCGGCTGTAACAATGCCTTGTGCGTCAACAGTAATGTTGGCATTTGTGTAGCTTCCAGCGGCCACGGTGGTGCTTGCCAGCGCAACAGTTCCAGTTGCGTCAGGTAGCGTTGCTGTGCGGTCAGTGTTGCTGTTTGGTGACGCAATCGTAAATGCGCCCGTGCCGCTGGCGTTCCCTCGGACTTTTACAGTACTCATGGCAGCACCCTGTCGGCCTCGTACTCGGCGTTACGCTGCGCTGCTGTTTTTACCCAGCCCTGAGCAAAAGCCAGCTCAACCATCTCGTCTTTTGAGCCGGGAATCTGCGTGTTGGTCTCAAGGCATTTCTGCACCGTAACGGCAACAATCTCCTCGATGGCGATACGGCAGCGTTCATGAACAGCGTTGTCCATCCAGTCCTGTTGTGACATGGCAATGTACGATAGCGCTGCGTCTTCAGCGGAAGTGAGTGTGATAACGTAGTTCATGCTTAATCCTTTTAGTTAGCCAATAAGGTAGCCGCCAAAGTTTACAGTGTATGAGGATGTTGTGGTGGCGTTAGTTGCTCCGTACATAAATTCCACATAGTCATTTGCATTTAGCGAAAAAACAGCGGAGGAGCTGCCGGTCTGCCAATCAGTCCCATAAGACAAATTCTGAGAGTAGATAGTGCCCCCGTTGACGCGAATACCAGTTGTGGCGTTCCCTCCGCTTCGAGAATACTGCCCAACGAAAAAATAACGCCCCGCAACAGGCGCTGTAAAACGACCTGTGCTTGTGTTGAAGTGAGAGCCGTTGTTGGTAACCGTGGAGAAATTTGCCGTGGTGCTGGAGTTAAAAACGACACCAGAGGTTCTGGTTTGCGCTGCCGAGTACGGATAGGCATCCGCGTAAAAAGCAGGCTGAAACGGCGTTGCGACTATGCCGTTGGCGTTGACGCGTATGCGTTCTATGTTATTTGTGGCAATAACTAAAGGGCCATTGGAGTAGTTCCAAATGTACGCATCTGTCGTACTGCCCGTTTGAAGCTGAAACCCAGAGCTAGCCGATGTCCCTGTACTGCTGTTATTTAAGCTAATTGATGTGCCAGCAGCGGCATACGCCATTAGTTTTGCGCCGGGCGAACTCGTCCCAATACCCACGTTACCCGCAGATGTCACCGTCACGAGATCGGTAGTTGTGCCGCTGTTGCCGTTGGCAAGGCGAACCGTGCCGTCAGGGGAGGCGGGCTGGTACAGCGTAAAGTTCTGTGCGGCTGTTCCAGATGTTCCAACCTGCACGTTTTTGGTTACGACGGTGCTCATGGTTGGGTTCCTTGGGGTGCTTCAACTCGGGCGGTCAAAGCGGTGATGGTCTGCTGTGATTCGGTGAACATCTCGGTGAGCAGGTTCATGGTTGATTCAGCGTTGGTGAGCTGGTCCACAAGCTGCCCAATCTTGACGTCCTGATCGGTGATGATGGCTTGCTGCTCTTGGATGGCTTTGACCAGTGTGGGCAACATGTCGCCCATTTTTAAGCCCTTTTTTACTGTGTTTTGGTTGTACTGATAGTCATAAACCAGTTCAGGCAAAACTTCAGCCACCTCTTGGGCGATAAAACCAGCGACATTAGTTTCATCAAGCTGTATTTCTGGCTTCCAATCAAAACGGCGCGGTTTGAGCGCCATGACTTCTGCCAGCCCCGTATCAAGATCACGAATGTTTTCTTTTAAGCTTTGGTCTGAAATTGCGGTGATACTTGTGCTTGTCGCATAAATTGTTCCTCCGTAACCCACAAAGAAACGGTACGCGCCAGCACCTGTTGAATACATGGACCACCCAATGCCTGAGTTAGTCGATGCAGCGGAGCCAAGTTCAGCGCGGTCTGCGTTTGAAGCAACACCAACTACTCGAAAGCCAGTTGCAGTACCAACTCCGGCACTCGTAGTCCCCACCAGCAAGTTACCGCTGGTGTCGATACGGGCGCGTTCCCCGCCTAACGCGCCGGTCGGGTAAAAGGCCAAGAAGCCTGACGCCGTAGAGCCTGCAATCGTGGGGCCATTGTTGGCATACGTATTTCCCCAAGACAGGTCTGCGCCAGCGCCCAGTCGCAACGCTCCAGCGACATCCAGTTTGTAAGCGGGCGAACTCGTCCCAATACCCACGTTGCCGCCAGTAGTGGTTACCAGCGTGTTCGCAGGGGTGGCGTCAGCAAAAACTACACCGTCACCTGTGTAGCCACCATCGTTGGTAATACCCGTTGTTCCGTTAATTGTCACTGGCATGTTTTTTCCTTTACACCACGGTCCACACGGAGCCGGAAGGCACTGTTACCGTTACGCCGCTTGCGATCGTGACTGGCCCAGCGCTTACTGCGTTGTTGCCTGCTGTGATAGCGTAGTTCTCTGAAATCGAAGCAGAGTTTTCCCACATACCAGCCGTGGTAGTGTTGCCCCCGCCTACAGCGCCCCATGCCGTGCCGTTGTGGCCTTCAAAGGAGTCAGTGTCGGTGTTGAACCGAAACATACCCGCTGTTGCAGTGCCATCCCGCTGAGCCTCAGTACCTGCTGGTATCTTGGCTGAGCCGGTCGTAGAAGTCTGCTCAACTTTGTCGTCGTTGAGATTTGTGAAGTTGGCATCGACCTCCGCGTTGGTCAGCGGAGACCCCTTACCAGCGCGGGTGACGATCGTAGCCATGAAGGCCCCCTATCAGGAAACTGTGATAGCCCAAGTGACGCTCATGGCGTCGTCTGCACCTTTGTTGACCACAGCGAATACTGTGCGGCACAGCATCGTGCCAGAGCTGGAAGCGTTGAACACACCGGCCTCGACAATCGCGCCAGTAGCCGTGCCAGCTGGGAACGACGCAGTGTATGTCACGACCGCGCCAGTGGCGGAGTCCGAAGCCAAAGCGACGCGGCCAAGCTCAGAACCAAGTGCAGTGTCTCCAGCAGCAGCTGCAGTGCTAGACGCTCCGAGTGCCATATGGCTCATCTCTGTAGGAGTGCCAACCATGCGGGCTGCAATGAACCCTTTGCCGGTTGTAACAACCAAGTTCTTGATCTCGCGCTGGTCTTTGATTTGGCCGTCCGCGCCGGTGACGACGATGCGCACTTGGCCGGTGATTTTGATCTGATCGTTAAGCATGAAAAGCTCCTATGAAAAGGTTCTGGATTCGCCGACATAGTCCTCAGCGAAGTACGTGATGTCACAGTACCCCTGCGACAAAAGAGCGCCAGCAGATGTGGTCGCTATCATATCGCTAAAGGGCTTGCTATGCGAATTTACAATAGCATCGCTGACCCCAAACGAATCTACCGTAACTGACTTCGACGTCAGTTTACTGGCGCTGTCAGTCAGAGTGAACGTGCTTGTCAGATACTTTTGCACTGCGGCGCTAAGCGCGTCTGTCGTAATTGCGCTGTCACTGAAGCTGGTGCTGAAGCTGAAGCTCAACGCGTCATTTACCGCTTGTGTGTCTGTTAGCACTTTTACAAAGCTGGACGCCAGCGCATCGCCTGTGAAAACGACGTTGGTTATGCCTTTGGTGAACGAGAACACAGCTCCGTCGCCCAAGTCGAACGAGTCGTTCATAGCCACGCCGTCAGACAAAGACTTTATGAAGGCGCGTACCGTCGTCTCGCTGAACGTCACTGCGTCTGCAAGCGCTTTGCCAACCGCGAGCGTGGAGGCATCTGTAACCGTCACAGAGTCCGCGAACGAGCGGATAAACACCAACGTGGCTGTAAATACCTCAGTGAAGCTGACAGAATCCTGCAGCGACTTACTAACCTGCAGCGTCAACGTATCGGCTGTCGCCCCGATGCTTATGGCATCTGTGAACTGCTTGGCAACTGCAAGCGCGACAGTGTCACTTACAACGACGATCTCTGGGACGTAGCGGAACTTTCCAGTGCTATCCAACAGGGCATCTGCGTTCAGCAGGATGTAGGCAATCTCAGACGCTGGAACTACCGTGCTGACCGCGACTTTGGCATCTACGAAGCTGACACTGTGGTTAAGCTGGGCATACGCAACATCAGCCGCTAAAGTGACCGCGTCTGTGCTGGCACTGGCATTTACGACACTGACGCTAACTCGCGGCTTTACAGCCCGCAGAGATGACGTAGTCGTGTTGCTGGTGCCACGGATGGCCATCAGAAGTCCTCACGCACCTTGAAACGCAGGGTGTCGTACACGGTCTGGATTTGGCTGTCAGAGAACGTGATCTCAATCTCGCCTTCGTAGTCACCCGGAGCGCCTTGCAGCATCTCTGGTGCAGACGCAGGATAGAAAACAACTTGACCCGCAGCGCCGTTTGTAACCGATCCAGTTACGGTCGCGGTCAAGGTCGTAGCGCCTGCAACGCGAAACTTCAGGACAACCGTTGCCCCTGTAATGTCGATGGGGGCGTTGGTCGTGTCGTCTGTGATGGTGCAGACGAGGGCAGGGCGTGTATCACCCTGAACCAGTTTGATCTTTTCGGTCATCGTCGTTCCTTATGCTGCTGGGCGCTGGCGCACCATCAATCTGACGCCGCGAAAGTCACGTACCCGGGCGGTCGTGATCGCTCGTTCGTATGTAGCCTTCTGGGAAGTGGCCATAGCCACATCGGTCCACTCTTTGTTGGGGATCATGGCCAGCCGTGCTACAACGCCACTCACAAGCGTGTCAGCCCAAGTCTCATAAATCCAATCCTCTACGCCCGTGCCAGAGCGGCTAGGCTTGAGGACGGCGTACACCTTGAGCGTTGTACGCTCTTCTGGCGTTGGGAAAATGCGAATGCTCTGGTCGGCCTGAACCCAGTACTCCCGTGGCTCTCCGACCTCAGACAACTTCTGAGCACCGATCAAGCGCAGATCAGATCGCGTCAGCGGGGCTTCGTCGTAGACGACAGAGATGACATCCTCGACCACAGCATCAGCGTCCAAGTCGTACTCTGTGACGTTGGGGGACACATAAATCGCGTCGATCTGCTCGCGCCACAGATATGTACGAGCGAAGAAATCCGAGGCCACAATGCCCAGATACTCCTTCATTGTCGTGTTGGGGCACCCGCTGAGATGCGGCGACAGCAGAGGAAGAAAGTCGTCCCATGTTTTTGCCATTACGCAACTCCCGGCTGCGAAGCAGCAGCAACTTGTTGTTTGATACCAAGAGCGTTCTGGAACGCTTGGTAGTGGGCCACGGCTCTGGTCATCATGGCTGTCTGCTCAGCGTCCTTGCTGAAGGCACGGTACAGCATGTAGTCAAACAGCGCGGTGGCAAAGATGTCGTCAATGCGGATAGTCTCGGCAGTTGCAGGATTGAGCAACTGCGCGTCAGACAGGGTGTGTTCGAGCGGCAGCACAGAGTAAATCACTTCAAGTCGCGCAACGGTTGAAGCTGGTGGATAGACCAAAAATTCTTTGGGGGTGCGCGGGTCGAACATGTACATCTCGACGCTGGCGCTCGGCGTGTCCGAATACCACGAGCGGCGCTGCGTATCCAGACTACGGCGGTCAGTTAATCTGACGCTGTATTTGTTCGACGTGGCGGCGAGGTTGCGCACAACCTCGACAAGCCGGATAGCGTTTGGGAAGCTGCCTGTAAGAACCTGACGTGGACCAGCCACGCAGGTGTACTCAGCTGTCTGCGTATTGGCGTCGGGACGTAGCCCGATCGTTTCCTTGTACGCATCATTGAGCCAGTACTGCAGCTCGGCAACGGTCCACCGCACAGAGTCTTCGTCCTGCAAGAGCGTCTTTGCTCTCACAATCAGGTCAACAACTTTTACGGTGGCCATGGTCTACCTCACAGTTCAGGCGCTACTTCGCCAGATTCTACCGCAGCGGGAGCTTCAGTGGTAGGGGCTTCTGTGGTGGGTTCGGCGGCTGGTTCAGCCTCTACAACCGGCTCGGCAGCCTTTTTGGCGCGTTTAGGCTTGGCTGCGGCCTCTTCGACGGCGGCATTGGAGTGCGCGTTGGCCAGCTCTTGGCCTTCGTCTGTGTACACCCAGTCATCGCCGTTCATGCGGGCAAGGATAACGATCTTGCCGTCAACCATAGCGCGGGCTTTGTTGGACAGAATTTCACCGCCAAGGCGGTCGAGAAGGTCATGGACGTTCATTCAATACTCCGTTAAATGTAAAAGGGGCTCCGAAGAGCCCCTTTATTGTGCCACCTATTAGGCGCTGAGAACAGCGCCCCAGTTTTCACTGCCCAAGCTGATGTAAGCACCAGACATGTTAGCGGCCAAGGCCTTGGCTGCGTTGGCAGAACCACCGTTGATCGCGCCACCAGTGGAGGCGTACACGTTCAAAGCAGCAGCGGAAATGTTCACAATGTGAACGATGTCGCCAACAGGGCGCTCAGCAGGCAGTTTTACGCCATCGCTGGCGGTGCCTGTAGTCACGACGTTGACAGCGCCAGTCAGCTGAGTAGCACCGGCCTGAGTTTGGGTTGTGCCAGCGGTGGCTGTTTGGTAGCCGCCGATACTGCGAGCAAATTGAGTAGACATGAAAATCTCCAAAGAATAAGGGAATAGAAAGGGCCCCCGAAGGGGCCCAGTTCATCAGCTGGCGGAACCGACTTGGGCCACGACCAGAGCTTCAGGCTTGACAGTCTTGCGACCGTACACAGCCAAACCACGGACGATGTCGCCGAAGTCAGTCTGGTTGCGCAGTGGCTCAGTCTTGTTCACGGTCATAGCGAAAGACATTGCTGCCTTGGTGCCAGCGACCATGGTACGACGGGCTTTTGCGTTGGACACAGCACCACCAGTGGCGGGGTCTGTCAGACCAGCAACCAGTGCCTTGCCAGCAGCGCCGCGAGGCAACAAGTTGGACACGTACACAGTGAAGCGGTCCAGCATACCGATCTTGCCGCTACGGATGGTCGACTGAGCGTCGCCAGTGAAGTAGGCTTGAGCGATGTTGGATTGCATCAGCAGATGACGGTCGAAGGGGCTGATCACCAACCAGCGACCATCTTCAGGCACGTTCTGCTCGTCCAGCACTGTGGACATGCGCAGGATACCCTTCAGCACGTTCTCAGGAGTGGCTTGGTCGATTGGAGTTACGTCTGTGCCCAAGTTGTAGGCAGCAGAGATAGCACCAGCAGTAGCGCCTTCGTTGGCAGCGGCAGGGCCTTCAGTGACCATGTTGTTGAAGAACACTTCGTTTTCGATGGCGATCTTCAACTGCTTGGCAGCGTCTTCAGTGAACATGTTCATCAAGTTCATGTCGGACTGATAAGCCAGCACGTCGTTGACTTGCACGCCGAAGTACTTGCCCTTGTTCACTTGCATATCTTGGAAGATAGGAGTGGGGACTTCGTACGACAGGTTCTGGCCAACGGTGTAGTCAGAGATGCTGATCGAAGGAGCCAGACGGATACGGATGGTATCGCCTTGGTTCTTCAGTTCACCTTCATAGTCAGTGTTGGCGATTTCCGACAACATGGTGTTCTGGTAGAACTTGGCCAGCAACTTGCCAGACCACAGGGTGGGGATGAAAGCGCCGGAGTACGAAGGGTTCGTGTTGAACGGCGATTGGACGGGATAAACTGCAGCCATGATGGCCTCCTAAATTAAAAACAGGTTGGGGTTCAACGCTGTGTCACTGGTCACGCAATTACGCGACCTTCCATGTACGCAGCATCAATTTCAGCTTCAAGTTTCTTTGCCGCATCGACTTGCCCTTTTGTCCCCAAGTCTGTCGCCTTACGGAACATTTTTTCGATGTCCGCGTTGGTGTAGACCTTACCCTTTTGAGAGGTAGGTGGGGCGCTTGTGGCACCTCGATTCGGCTGAAGTTGACGTTCCAGCTCTTCGGTCTTGTCGGCTTTTTGCTCCACGGGCGCAATGGTCTGTTTGAACATCGCCACGTAGTGTGCAACACCTTCAGCATCGCCTCGGTTGAACGCTTGCTGTGCAACAGAAGATCGGGGGGCTCGGAGCAGCGGGTCTACTTCGTTGAGCCAAGCGATCCACTTGGGATCAGCGTTGACTGCTTCAAAGTCCGGCACCATACGGTACAGGCGCTGCTCAAAACTTGCTTCGGACACTTGGGTGCCGGTGCTGGTCAGCTGCTCGCGCAACTTCTCGTTCTCGGCTCTCATGGCGTCTAGCTCGCCTCGAAACTCTGCTGCCACTTCGCGGGCAACTTTGCGTTGGACCTCGATGAGGTCAGAACCAAATGCTTCAACATCAGCATCAGTCACCAACTTCGTAGGAGCTGCGGGCTTAGCTGGCTCGGCTGGCTTGGTCTCAGAGGCTTTGCGGAGGCTATCCACTTGGGCTTTGAGATCACGCAAGTCTGCATGCAAGCGAGGAACTTCGGCGTCGTACATGCCCTTGAGGGTTTTGTACTTCTGCTCCCATTTCTCTTCCGCGACTACTGGCTCGGTCGGTGTCGGCGTTGGCTCGACAGGTTTGGGCTCAGCTGGCTGAGGCTGTGGGTCTTGGGGAGGCTCTGCTGGCGTTGGTTCAGGGTCTGCGGGTGCAGGATTCTGGCCCTCTGCGAGCTGCTTTTCCAGTGCTTCCAGTTCTCGTAACTGCGCTTCTACTTGTCTTGGCAATGCCATTCAATTCTCCTTGGGCTCCAACTCTGCTTCAGGCTCCTACTGCGGTCTGCCGTTCACATAATGGTTTGCTCGGATTTACAAAATTCGGATCATTTGATCCGGTCGAAGACCTCTGCCGATTTTTCAACCGCTTCGAGGAAATCTGATAAGGCTTGAGCCTGACCTTGGAGGCGGTACAAACGGTGCGGTTCCTCTGCTTGCATCAAGGAGACCTTGGTCTCCTCTAGCTTGGTTCGGAACAGCGCCAGTAGCGCTTCGTTTTCTTGCAGCTTGCAGCGAATCAACGCTTGCATGTGCTGCCGATCAGGCTTTTGGCCGATGAAAAGTTTCATAGCATCATTGTACGCCATACATACTTGCGTTTGTCAACACATTTTGTTTGTGCTATCATAAGACGAACTTAAACAAGGTTGCGACTATGCCAAACAAAATTGCTTCTCTATCTGGTACGTCTGTAGGTTACATGCGCGTAGTAGAGCTTACGCCAAAGCGAACCAAACAAGGTCTAGTTATTTGGAGTTGCGTATGTACGCGCTGCGGGTCGACAGTATTTTTATCGTCCAGTAACGCTAGACGAACTCAGTCTTGCAAGCCGTGTGCTGATGAGTTAGCCAGTGTAAAAAACAAACAGCATGGGCATGCGGGGAAAACCAAATCACCTACGTATAGGGTGTGGTCATCCATGATTGATCGTTGTAATAACGAAAAACACCCAGCATACGCAAACTACGGCGGTCGCGGTGTCACTGTCAGCCAATCTTGGGAGCTATTCGAAAATTTTCTTTCCGACATGGGTGTGCGTCCAGACGGGCTGAGCCTAGACAGAATTGACAACGATATGGGCTACAGTAAAGAAAATTGTCGGTGGGCTACGCGAGTAACACAGCAGCGAAACAAACGCACCAACGTGTTAGTTACCGCTCTTGGTCGCACGCAACCTCTAGTAGCGTGGGCAGAAGAAACCGGAATACCAGCCCAAACCATTGCTTATCGTGTTCGCCATGGTTGGGAGCCGGACAAAGCGGTAACTACGCCTACGATTAAATCCCGTTAGGGCGGCTTACCATTGTCGCCCCTTCCCTGCCCCCTACCTGAGACCCATCCGGCAGCATATTCTTCGGCGCTTGGCCCTGTGTCATGCCCGGGGCACCCGGTGCGCCGCCTTGGAGTTCGCCCATGATCATGGCCAACTGCTCTTGGAGCTGTGCGTTTTGCTGCTGCAGATTCTGCATGGCTGTCAGTGTCGGACGGTCTGGGACGATTCGGTTGACGTTGCCGCTCAGGTTGCGAGCCTGCTCGCGCAGGAGCTCAGCTGCGCCGTCCATGCCGACGATCTGCTGGGCCACTGGGCTGTTGAGCACCAGAGTCAGGAACTCGTTGCGGCGGATCGCTTCGGCTTCCTTGACCACCAAGCTGGTCGCGCCCCGGGCCACTGCCTTAACGTCACCGATCAGGTCTGGGTCTTTGCTGTAGCGCAGGTTGTCTTGGTACAGGCGCTCGATGGACGGCACGATCACGGCGCGGTCGATGTTGCTGATCACCTGCTTGATGCCCTTGCCAGCGTTGCTGATCAGCATCGACAGGCCAGACGACGTGCGGCCAGCCCCGGGCGAGCTTTCGCCAGTCATGTAGCGCGGGATCATGGTGTCTTCGTCGGCACGAGCCGAGAACTTCTCGAACACGGCCATCAACTCGTTGGCGTTGCTGTTGGGCTGGAAGAATGTCAGTGGCTGCGAGCCGTCGTTGAACTCGGAGCTCTGGAACTGCCAGATTTTCCAAGGGTGCATCTCAGTGATGTCCTCGCCCGGTGGCAGGCGCGACACGTTCACACCCACCTGTGGGCCAGAGCTGATGCCCATGTTGTTGGCCAGTGCGCGTGCGGAGGCGTTCACCATGTTCTGGGAGTCGCGGCACAGATCGGCCACGCCCTTGCCAGCCACAGCGCCCGGCACGCGCTCATATGAGGTCACGTAGTACGGCTTGCGGCCCAGCGGGTCGTAGTTGAGCACAGCGCGGATGACGGTGGAGCCCACCAGCCACACTTCGCAGGGGTAGCTCAGGTCTGGGTCAGGGATGTCTTTGGCAGACAGGCCCCAGTCCAGCAGGTCTTTACCCTGCACGCTGTCCCACATCTGCAGGGCGTCGATCAGGTCTGTCGTGAAGATGGTCTGGGTGGTGTCCTTGCCCTCGGCGGTCGCCTGAGCGCTGTCAGTCCACAGCCACTCGTTGAGGTTGCCGGACTCGAAGGAATTGAGCACTGCGCGGATGGCGTCGTCGTTGTAGCCGGGCACGCCGATCAAGGCTTGCAGGTCTTCACGAGTCATGCGGTGACGCTCGACAATGAAGCCGTCTTGGATGTCCGAGGACCATGGAGCCCAGTACAACATGAACGGATCAACACGCTCCCACTCGTTGCGAATCTCTTCTGAGGGAGCCAGCTCGCCGTTCTGCCACACCATGGTCTTGCGCTTGCGCTTGACCGGGCCTTTGAGCACGCCGTAGGGGAATGTCACCACGTCGTCAAGGAACGCGTTGAGCGCGTCAGTCCAGCCGCCTTCGATGAGCTGGTCTTCCATCTTCAGCTCCATGCGGTCGACACGCTCGTTGGCCTCTTCACGCAGCTTGCGCATCGCTGCGTCTTTCATCTGCATGGCCGCTTCGCGCAACTGCACTGGGTCTGGAGGGGCCAAGCCCTGCTCCATCAAGGCCTGCAGCTGCTGCTGCATGCTGGCCATCAGCTCCTGAATCATCTCGGGCGGCAGTGTGGGCTCGGGTGTAGCCTCAAGGCTCCACGGTTTGTCTGTGCCTGTGCCCAGCAAGGTATCACGCAGCCAGCTCGTAGCAGCGCGGCACTTGACCGATGTCAGCTGGATGTAAATCTGGGAGCCGCCTTGGCGCTTGATGTCGGCCAGCTTGTCCGGGTCATACTCGCCGTTGCGCTGGCGCAGACACTGCAGCATGCGCTCCTCGATGGTCCGCTTGGCTTCTCGGGCGGACTCCCAGCGCTTGCGTGCGTGAGCGGCCAGACCCTGAATTACAGGCTGGGCCTGCATGTCGGTGTTGCGTTTTTGCGACTCGCGTTCCAGATCGGAACTGCGAGCTACGGGGATGAGTGCGATGCCTGTTGCCATAATTTAGTTCCAAGGAGTACCGGGAGCGGATGCGTTTGGTCCAGCAACCAGTACGATGTTGAAGAACGTACTGACGGAGTTGTTGTTTGAAGCCCCGACAGCCGTAGCCCCAACGCAATTCTTTTCTGGTATGACGTACGGAAACGCAAAGTCGTACTGCACCGACCCGTTGTTCATCGTAGTTATAGCCCCCACACGCAAAATTTCATCTGGCCCGTGCTGCTTCAAAAACGATGTAATAGCCGAAGAGCCAGACTCTTGACCAGCTGTAATAACGCCTGAAGTCATAAAGCCGGTGTGCCCTGCGGGTACGCAGAAGTGGGCGGTAGTGCGCTGGTTGTAGCCAACAGCGATCATGTCATACAAGACTGCAGGAACGCCCGCTGTAATCGTGCCGGTCCCAACATTGATGTTCCCAGCGTTGGCACCGCCAGTGCCCGCTGTGACAACGTAGAGGTAATTCACGTACTTGTATGAGTTTACCGTGTTCACAGCAGTCTGGCCGTTCAGCGTAACAGTCTCGCTAACCTCGTTGAAGTCACCGTCTACGCCGCCAATATACACCGTGCGGGCACCTGTACCTGCTGCCGCGTCGCTTGCGCTGCTGGAGCTGATCTTGAGCACCGATGCAACCGCAGGGTGTGGAACAGTGCCGCCATCAGGCCACACGGACTCTTCTGTCTGGTCAACATCAGCGTTGTAGCCAAACACTTGTACAACACGGTGGCCCGGAACCTGCCCACGAGCTACCTGCAGGGCGAAGTCCTCGTGACGTCGTTCAGAGGTAATTGACGGATAAAAAGTAGACACAGCTGTCTCCAAGAGTTACCCGATTGTACGCTGGCCCGCCGAGGGGTCAAGTGTAGGCGTA